CTGTGTTAGAACCAGTTGCTGGTAAGTGGTCATCCCACTTTAATTCTATCTTAGGAGAGTATATAGTGTTGGTTTGTCTTGAGAAAAATTTGATGTCTTCAAAGCTACCACTTGATGTTTCTCTACTACCAGATATTCTTACTAACATACCATAGTTAGTATTTACACCACCAAACCATTTATTAGCAAGGGTGGTAATATCCATGTTAAGGTCAGGAGATTCTACTGAAAAGGATTGAGATACTTCATCACCAGCAATATAAGTTCCACCAGGAGTTGTCCAACTTATTTCCGAGCCGTTTTGATTTTTTCTATATAACCAACTACAACCATCAACTGTTTTTGGAACATCACTTTCCTTACCAACACCCTCATTCCACTCTTGACTTAGGGGATAAGCAGCAATTGTATACTCTTCACTTAAACCACTTGTTCCTTCTGTCTCGTAAAGTCTAAGGTTTAACTGATAGTCATTTGGTAGAACAGATGAGCTAATGTAATTTTCTATTTCATCAGCATCAAACTGAAGAAGAACTCTTGTTTGATAAGAAAATGTTCTATCTGCAAATACTTTTTTTAATTCAAGTATCTCATCTTGTCCGGTGTTCTTATCCTTAAAGTCTTCACCTGTAATTGAGTTTGAACCGCTATTAATAAAACTATCTTTGGTTGTAAAAAAATATCTATGCATTATACTACCTTCCCGTAAATATCTTGATTTGGATTTTTTAATTCAAAAACTGATGGTGTTACTGATGGTCTTACTACACCATCAACTACAGCGTTATCAAAATTATATTGAAATCCATATCCACTTTCACCACCACTTATAGAATCTCCATCCCCTTGAAAACTAGCCATATTTCTATTAGCAGCATAGTCACTATCAGGTCCTCTTGACTGAAATAATGATAACTCTTTTATTCCAATAACACCATCTAACCCTAATATATTATATTGTAAATCATTTAAATTAATTGATTGTTTAAACTGCATCTTTTCTATTTTAAAGAAATCTTTTATTATTTTAATTACATTTAATTTAACTTCTGTTGAATTAAATCTCCTATCACCATTAACAATAAATCTAACACCAAAATTTATTAGATATCCAGAAAATAAAGTATCCTTTAATGTTAATCCAAAATCAACTTGATCATTAATCATTCTAAATTGATTAAGATAAGTTGATACGTTTTGTAAAACAAGTTGTGGTGATTGAACAAGTTGTTTATTTTGATTATAAGAAAGCGTAGAAACCAAAAGAGTTCCACCGTCTAATCTCTCTACATATGATTTAGCAATACTACCAAACTTTGCTGGGATACTTTGTATTCTGGTCATATAGTCTTCTTTGGTTACACAACGGAGTTGGGTAGCAAAAAACGCACTAGCATTATTTCTGATTTCATCAACAGTTTGGCCATCTGTTCCACCGACACTAGGTTCGGTATTTGTTACCGATATTGTGACGCCACCAGGAGTATTGTTTATTACAGTAAGTTCTCCAGCTTGAACATTTGATGTAGCACCACCACCAGCTCTATAAGTAAAAGTTAATGTAGTGTTTGTTGGAGTTTCACCTAAATATGGAGTATTACCAGTAACAACTCCTAGAGCACTTGGTATATCCGAAAGATTAGTTTCATTAATTGTTACTCCGACTTGTTCAACTTCATCTACATTTGATCCAGAATTACTTAGTCTAAATAATCCATTTCCAAAACAAACCTTATATGTTTGTGTATCCTCATCAAACTTTGATATAAATTTTTTGTTTGTTTTTATATATTCAGCAACATAAGGAACAGGTATAACAGAATCAGTTCCACCGTTTTCTTCACCAAGGCCTTGATCATAAGCAGTAGTTCTGTTAGGATCGTCACTATAATAAGTTTGTTTTAAAATTTTATCTTGTGCTAAATAGTCAACTTCATACCACTTTTGTCCTGAACCATCTATACAACTTATTATTTCTACTATATTATCTTCACCTAAATCTAATTCTAAAAATTTAGTTGGACTCGATATAGTAAATGATTTTGTTTTTGTTTGTCCAGATACAGCTCTTACATATCTCGTAAGGGTATAAGAACTAGCCTCACCATCTGAATTTAATAATGGGGCACTTATAAAAGGATCACCCGAACCACTAGATGTAAAATCTATTTCACTAGTTGTTTCAAAAAGTATTTGAGAGTCTACATTTGAAGCAATTTGTAATCCACTATCTATTGAATTTGGCGCCTCTCCATAAACTGGTAAACCGGTTGTCTCATCCGCACTTATATCGGTTGTTACTTTTAAACGAACAACTGATGGTGTTTTATTAGGAGCTTTATACCCTAAAAATTCAGACAACCTTCTTATATTTCTTTTTTCAGTTGCAGTTGCTAATAAGTTTTCTTTATAATTGTAATCAATATAATAAGAAAGAACATCACCAACATAACTTGATAATTCTATTAACATCATACCAGGTGATGTTTCATTAAAATCCTTGTATGTATCAGGAAAGTAAGACTTGGTATACTCAATCAAGTCAGCTTTAATTGTACTGAAATCTTTACTTGTGTAATTTACATTTGTTGGTATTAGTTTTTGTTTATCGGTATATGCCATTAGTAAGCTCCATCGCCTGTTGTTGATGTGGTTTCATCACCTACACCATCAAATGTAACTTGAACACTTTCTAAACTATTAGGTGTTCTATTTATATTAAATTCTATATTTATAGTCACTTGATTTATATCATCTCTTCGGTTGACTTCAATGTTTCTTAAATCAACAAATGGCAACCATCTCTGAAAAACATCTACTATGTTATTTTCAATTTGAATTGAAAGGTCTTCGGTCATCTGTTCAAATAAAAGTTGTTTTAGATTCATACCCAAATTAGGTTGAAATAATCTTTCACCTTGATTGGTCTGTAGTAAAAGTCTTATGTTAGTTTTTACAGCATCAATAGTAGTTTTAGTTGTTGCAAAATATCCATCTCCACCAGCAACCCTAGCAAATGGAAAATCTATTCCAACTGATACTCTACTATCTTGATCTTCTACAAATCTATCTTTTCTATTATCTAGTATTGGCATTATTTACTATCCGGTTTTATAAATTTTAACATCACTTCACTATTCATCGACTCTACTCCACTAAATGCATTATCTGGAACGGGTCCTCTTTCATCTATTTTTACAGTAATTAATGGGACAGCTGCGGGTGTAGATGGAACGGCTTGTTGAGAAGCATTCATTTTAGTAATTGTAAATTTTTGTGCTTGAATAAAGGTTATTACAGCTTTGGATAAATCGTCTGCTAACTCATCAACTTTCTTTTGACCATCGGATGTAGCATTAACATTATCTTCACCAAGGTTTTTTACAAAGGCAGCATATATGTCGGATTTAAGCCCCATTTCTAAACTTTTCCTTTTCTTCTACTTTCTTCATTACACCTGAATAATCTTTGTTAAGAGCATTAGCTAGATGGTCAGGTAAACCAGCAGTATCTTCGGTTACAGATTTAACTTCAGCTTCTTTATTTATATTTTTCCATTCTCCTGAGTGAGCAGTTTCTTTTAAGATGTCATTTAAGATAGAATCTTTAGTCATTGGAACTCTTGTATTAGAAGTTGGTGTATTTTTTTCACTTGGAGATGAGTTATGCTGTGGCACTCTATCTTCAACTATACCAGTAAATTTATTACTAACTAACACTTCATCTAACTTTTTTTCAACTGCTGAAAACTTATAATCTAATTCTTCTCTTATAACTTCTCTTATTAACTTCTTAAATATATTAACCTTCATTTTTTACTCCTGTGTTGGTTTTAGTCTGTTTGTTTCTATATAATGGTGATGACTCATAAAATTAGGACCATCATCACTATTTAAATCAGTTCTTGATTCTAATTGTGTCACTATCTCTGTTAAAGTAAGTATAGGACTTTCAAGTGCCACACTCTTACTTCGATTCAATGGAGCTCCTAAAGCATCCGTAAGTGGTACAGGAACTCCTTGTACAAGGGCATGAGCATTTTTTAATATCTTTGTTATATCCTCTAACATCTTTCTTAACTCCTCACCTAATACCATAGGTTCAGATTTATTCTTTGCCGTCTTTCCTAAATAAATATTCTCCGATTCAATAACTGAGAATCCTTTATTAGTAATTGTAAAATTTCTTCCAGCACCAAGATTAATATTACGATATGCTGCCATAGTTAAATCATTTTTTTGAGCATCAAATGTTATCCTATCAGAAAACATTATTATTTGGTCAAACTCGGATTGATTATTAGCAGATTCTTGTAGTTTACCAAATTCCGAATTAAACACATCTTCTCTCGGCTCTCCTATTTCATCATTACCAAAGTTAATACGATAGCCAGGATATTGTCCTTCTTGTATACTTTGATACTCTTCTCCTATTCTTTTATCACTTGATAATAAATTATAACCACTAAAAAATTGTTCAGTTGAACCAAGTGATAATAATCCTATTATAGATCCGTTGTTACTTAGTGTTTCTTCCCCATCATCACTTTGATTTACTTTTATAGTGTTATTATTTTTTATGGTAATATATGGATTTAAAAATCTACTACCGAGTTGTATAGAATTATTATGCCGTCCTTCCAAAGCTAAATCAGTATGTCTTGATTCAAGTTCAGCTTCGGAGTCAATATCACCTACTCTGGTTCCAAATGGAGAATCTAAATCATACATTATTTTTTTATTTGCTTTGTTTACTTTTAATCTCCTATAATTAACATTATACCCATCAGGTTTATCTTTTCTATCATCAATGGAAATTTTTTTATTTAAATTTGTATTTAAATTTGGATTATAATATTGATTTGGAGAGTAGTTCGGATTATTTTTAGTATTTAATGGTCCTAGGTAAAAAAATATATCACCTATTTTAGTGTAAATAACACTATCGCCTCTAGTTATCGAATCAGAAAAACCTCTTAATAAAGGTTGACATACTATTTTATTTTTTAAATAACCACTTGGTAATACACCTTGAAAAGTAGATGTTATTAATATAACTTGACTAACATCGTTTGGTATATTTTTTGGATTTATACCGATAGTCTTTAAATCTTTTTTACTAGTAATTGCTTGTTCTACATGGCCATGATGAAAAGTAAATTCACTTAAAATAGTAGAATCTAAATTATCTACGCCTGTTATATTTACATTTTTTGGATCTATTCTTATATGATGAGCCATTATGTCTTTCCATACTTACTTCTTATATCAGACATATCAACAATTTCATCTTTTTTCTTTTGTAAATCAGTTGTTACATCTTC